ACGAGATCTAGTACGGTCTCGTGGGCTCGGAGATGTGTATAAGAGACAGGGGTTGCCCCGGTCAGGGTGTAGCCGAGCCGCTGGCTGGTCGGCGTTCTATATATATTATATATTACGATACGATACGATACGATTGATTATATACGATTGACGATTAACCGCTCCCCTCCCCTGCTACCTATACGATGACAAAAAGCAAAGGCAGGTTCAAGCTGTTTCGCTCTCCCCTGCCCTGCTCTATATTCACACACACCAAAAGGCTTTACTCGTATTTTAACCGTCTTTCTTTTCAGTCCGTCAGGATTAAAACGCAACCGATGACCGCGCCAGCAAGCGCCGCGCCGATAAAACCAAACATTTTTCTATTCCCCCTTCCCTGCTTAAAATCCATTGTCCCATCTTGTAAAGCCGTCTGTCGTCAGTTCTGCCTTCTGTTCTTCAATTTCTTTCTGCTCCTGTTCCAGTTCCTCTTTCTCGTCCAGCAGCTCATATACGCGCTCCGTCCCCCGCTCCGCGTATTCAAGTTCTTTCTCAATCTCGTCCAGTCTCTCGCTGATTTCCTCGCCGCGCTCGTCCAGTGCGTCAAGCTCTCTCGCTGTCTGCTGATAGTTCATTGCTGTCGCCCCTTTAACTCCGATTTAAAAGTTTTAATTTACATATATCGCCCTCGCCGCCTGCGCCTTGCTCTCCGTGCCGCTGGTGGGTCTGCCCATCTGTCGAAAAGAATCAGCAAGGTGAAAAACAAAACCATGTTGCTCACCCCCTAGTTAATGTTCAGTCTCTTGTATGTGTAGACCACCACAAAACCCGCCCATACGCTGGGCAGCTCCTGCCGCAGCCGCTCCGCGTTAATCCTCTGCTGCTTTACTGTGCTCTGGCTGATTTTGTATTGCCCCGCCACAAGTGGGGAGTCCCCTCCCCTCTCTTTGAGTTCGTCAACTAGCAGCGCTTTAATGCGCTCGTTTGCTTTTTCAAGCGCTTCAATCTGGCGCTTATTCTTCTTGTACTCTGTCGCCACTCGGATGATTTCTTTCTCTGTCATTTCTCTGCGCTCCCCTTTAACTCTGATTTAATAAGCTCTAACAGCTTTTCGCCGCTGGTGATTTCTTTGTTTTGTGCAAGTTTGCTCATGTAAAGCACAACCGCGTTTTCATGCGTTTTCTTCATGTACTTCTTAAACTTCGCCGCAATCTCTTTATTCGCCATCGCTACAATGCCGTAGCCGATCGGGCTGTAGTCCCCTGCCCTGCTGCCGTTCAGCAGCTCGCAAGGGCAAGTTTCGATATATTTGAAACATAAGCGGCGGAACATTCCGACGTGTACAAGCGCAAAGGAAAGACGTCCAGCGTCCAGCGTCTCACTTGCTTTCTTTAGCGTGATTTCCGGGCAGATAATCAATTCTTCTGCTGCGCTCCTGTTCTGGCTGATACTATCCGCAAAGCCTGTGATAATCTCGACCCGCGTCCCCTGCTCCTCTATCGCCTTGATTGCCTGATATATGTACCCGCCAACTTTCTGGTACCTGTCCTTATCCAACATACCGGAAACGCACATATCAACAAAGACCGTCATGACCTTTTGCTTTTGCGGCGTGCGGTAAACCTGCCGCATAGCGTCGGGCAAGCCCTGTAAAGCTCTGGGAACGTTGGGACAGGCCCCTACATAGTAGTTTCTAACAAGCGCCCTAGGCGCTGGGCTTGCAAAGTCTCCCCCCCTCCCTGCCTTGATTTTTTCAAGACCTGCATCCCAACCGTTTCTGAAAAGCTCCGCAGCTTCAGAAAAGTTTTTTGTACCTGCAAATCTCTCCGGGCTGCTTTCGCTGCCGTGGCAGTCCGCAAAAACTTTGTTATTCCGTGCGGTGGTGATGAACTTAAAGAAACTGTCCATAGTCTCGAATTTTTGCGCGTAAATCATCAGAATAACTCCTTCCACGCTGCTGTGTATTTGTCAGAGCCGTTCAATCGCTCCGTAATCATGTGTGCCGTGTCGCTGCTCAAGCCCTTCGCAATGCACTGTAAGACACAATCCTCAGTGGAAAGTCCGACGCTCTCCATTGCGGTGACATTCTGCGCCGCACGGTAACTAAGAATTAAACTCGCGCCCACACTCTGCGCTGCTTTCCGCAAACTGTGGATAAAGCTAATTAAGTCTTTGTTTCCGTTCGTAACGGCGTTGAAAATCTCGTCGCTATAATCAATCTTGACCACTGCAAAACGGTCAAGCGTCGCCGCGTCCAGCTGGTAACGTCCGGTATACTGCGCGTCGGCACCGTTGCCGTAGGTATTGCCCGCGCAGATAAAGCGGCAATTTTCGTTTAACTCGACTTTACCGCAAGGAAAGTCAAAATAGCGGTTTGCAATTGCAGCGTTGAGCGCCACAAGTACCTCGGGAATACTGGCATCCATCTCGTCCAGAAAGAACACGCCGCCATTGCAGCAGAAGTCATAAAACTGCGTCTTGCTGTAATGACCGTTTGCGTCGATGAATCCGGTAAATTTGTAAATATCATTTACCGCACCGGAGAAGTAGAAGTCAAGATTCAACGCTTTAGCGGCATTTTTCGCAATGCTGCTCTTGCCAGTGCCTGCCGCGCCACTCATGAATACCGGCACATCGGCAGTCAAATATTTGATGATAGTCTCAAATTTTTCGTGCTGGATGCCGCCAGCGCTCTTTTTACTGCCGTCGGGCAGCTTTACCACAATTTCCTTTTGCGGCAGTTTGCCGTATTTCTCAAAGATAAAAGCGTCAAGGTCAGCGCAGACTTTGTTAAAAACCTGTTCTTCTTTAATCTGCGCCAGCATCGCCAGCGCCGCGCCCGCTGCCGTAAAGTCTGCCGCTTGCGCTGTGGGCATTGCTCCGGCTGGCTGCGGTTTGTGCGCGTCCTCGTTGCGCTCTTTACGCGCTGCGCCGTGCTCGTCTGCATACTCGGCAATAGCTTCATTCAGATTCTTGATGCAGACTTGCAAGTCCTCTTTAACGCCGCGCTCAATGACCTCGCCATTGCAAGTGTAGCGGTATTCGTTGGGGACTTTTTTAAAAAGTCTGCCGTCACGGCTGCACATAATGCGCTCAATGTAGGCGCTGGCGGGCTTTCCCTCATTGACTGCCGCCTTGATAACGCTGTTGTCAACAGAATAGGTATTTCTCTTGTTACGGTACAGAATGCTCTCCATGGTGTTCTCCTTTTGGTGTGTGGTGGTGTGTGTTGTGTCGTTCCGTCTGGGAACAATGCTAGTATATCGCCGTTTGGCAATTTTGTCAACAACTTTTTTATGGACATTTGTCTCATGAATATGCACTATTCTCTCCCCTACCGCGTGGCGGCATATTTTTATATATATGCTTTGCTTTGCATTGATTGACTGTATTTTTGATTGATTCAATGCTTTTTTGACGGAAAAATCAGCTGGGCGGCATTCCGGCAGGGCAGGGGAGCACCACCGGACAGCAAAAAAGCCCCGCCAGCCGGTCTCCCGGTCAGTGGGGCTATATAGCGATTAGCGATTTGACTTTTAGCGATTAGCGATTAGTCATCCAGCGATTTAAGCACATCCATCAGGACGGCGCTGATTACATCTGCGATTTCGTCCTTGTCAAAATCGCCTTCGCCATCTCTCGGTGACTTCTGCGATTCATCGTTGTTTTTATCAGCATTGCGGTCAGGATTATTAGACGTATCGAGCGCAATATCTGCTTTCCCAGCGCTTGCGGTTGCGGCCTTTGCCTTTTCAACGCTTGCGATTGCCTTCTTGAGCCGCCCCTGCTTGCTGCTCTCCTTGATGAGGCCCTCAAGCGCCCTGCTTGCGTCCTTGTCGCTGTCGATTGCGATGCACATATACGCCAGTTTTTTGAGCGTGATGCCGCACTTGCGGGCAATGACGAAAATCATCTGCATTGCTTCATCTTGCGTGCAGCGCGTTGCGAGAAGCACGTCGTCGGAATCCCTATCTTCGATGCAGGCGATGAGTTTACGATTGCTGCCCTTTTCATCGAAATACTCCGAAAAAGCCTTGCTAAATTCCTTGAAGTTCATAATACATTCTCCTTTATGTATTCATCACAGCGATTAGGCTTTCAAGCGATTTGCTTGTTTCCTGCTGTGTCTTTACTATATCACATTACATTCTGCTTGTCAAGTGATTTCTTGAAAATTTCCATCAATAGTTTTGCTGTTTTTATCCGGCTCATAGTCTGCGAGGATTTTGTCAAGCTCGGCATTGCTTGCAGTTGCGACAGGATTGTTCGTTGTAGAAATTTGAATTTCCTGTTTCGGAGACCAGCCACCGCCATTGTTCATCATGCCAACATAGAGAAGCGGCGGCATCTTCCCGCTCAATCCTAACTGCGATTTAATAGCCATGAAGTCATCTTTTGCCTTTTGAACCAGTTCGGACGCAGAAGCAAAGATTTCCTCTCCATTTCCGTCAATGACTGATTCCTTGCGCATCTTCGTAGACTGGATGTAATCCATCTGTCTGCGAGTTATGCCAACAAAACTGCACCAGCCGAGATAATCAGGAATCAGGTAGACATCGCTGTCGTAAATATAATTTAGATAGCTAATTTCCCAGTCAAGAACCTTTTGAGCCGTTACTTTATCCGGGCTTTTCAGTGTGATTGACAGTCCTTGCAACAGCGCTCTGATGTTTCCCTTGTCCTCGCAGGGCGGCGGTGGTGGTTCACCTTGTTTGAATCGCTCACTCGGCACGAAAGGCTCACTCGCTAACACCAAGTTATTGTTTTCATCCCTGTATGTACGCACGGGAGTTTTGTTTTTACTGCCCTTAGGTCTGCCCATTCTTCATCACCTTCTTTTCGTAGTACGCTCTTGCGCTCTCTCTAACCTGTGAAACTCTCTGCCGAGACACGCCACACATTTTTGCAATTTCAGAGTAATTCTTACTCGGATTCTCTGCGATTGCCTTTAGAATTGCTGCTTGACCTGCCACACAATTTTCATGATTCGTGCAATTTTCGTTTGCGCACGCAAATTTAGCGATTTCGCAGTCACACGGAATCATGTTTGCAGTCAAAAACTCTTTGATTGGTTTTTTCCAGATGACTTTGCGACCACACTCTTTGCAAACAAGCGTGTAATTATCTAGCTCGACTTCGCCTTTCTTCCTGCAATGATTGAAGTGAATTTCAACATCCTTGCAAGTCCAGCATGTACCGCACAGAGCCATATTTGCTTCCTGCATTAACTTTGACTTAGCTGAAATCTTTTTGTATCTCAACGGAATAACAGAGCCAGTTTTTGCTTTTCTGTTTTCGCAAGTTCGGCACAGCCATCCATAATTTTTGTCACGATACCACGCCGGTTGAATGATTTTCCCTCGTGAGATAATATGACTGTACGAAGTGCCGCAGTAACCGCATTTTCGTTCCTCATTGTTCTGAATATTCATGTTTGTACCACTCAACCCAATCCGAAAATCTCATTGTAACCAGCCATTCAGCACCATTCTTGCGATGAATTACAACCGGGATTCCGTCTTTCTGCAATTCACTGTCCCTGATTGACTGCTGCATTGCGTTCTCTAAGTTCAACTTCTCTACACGCTTGACTTCAACGTGTATGCCCGGAGTTCCGGCAACATCTGCTTCACCGTCTTTGCTGTTACCTCTGCACTGTGCGCTTCTGTGAGCGTCAGGAAAGCCGTTGTCGATAAACAGGTGAGCAACTTCTCGCTCTCCTACTTTACCCTTTGTACGGCTCGTGCGCCCTATTTGCGAGCGCGTCTTATTCTTGTTCCTGTTCTGCATCAAGTTTCCCCTGTTTTTGCTTTCTTCGATAACTGCGAGTAAGTGAATCTTTAATCCACTTTTTGCGCTTAGAGTTTGCGATAAGGCAATACCAGCGGCACTCTGCGAGTTGCCATTCAAAATCCCACGATTTTCCACTTCTCGTTTTCCTGTACTGTGCTTTCTTCATGGCGATTCACCTCAAAACGGTAATTGTTGGCCGGAGCAGTCTTGAAAACCATCTTCGTCTACTCCAAGTTCTCTAATTGTCTGCTTTTCGGAATCGAACACGCAGTCGATTGTACCAATGTGACCCTCTTTGTTCTTGCCGAGAATCATCTTGTAGCCATCTTCATAGCCGTTGTGCAAGAGGATAATCATATCGCTTGCTTCCTCGATGCCGCCCGATTCTTTCAAGTCTGCCACTGTCGGAGCTTGCGCTGCTGCTTGACGGTTAATCTGCGCAAGAACGATTGTAACAATCTTCTCGTTCTGCGCCATAACGTGCAGTTCGTTGATTGCATTTGTCGTCATTTCGTAGCGGCCATTGCCATGCGATTTGACGATTGTAAGGTAGTCAACAAAGACAACTTCTGCACCGCGCTTTACTGCTTCATTGCGAACCCATCTTACAGTGTGACCGGCAGCTTCCACAATCTCTAAGTCCAATTTAGCAAACTCTGCCTTTGCTTCCCGCCACCGCTTTTTATCTTCATCTGTCAGGCATCTGCGCTTAATGTTGGAAAGAGGAATCCCGCAGTAAGCCGCAATCATTCTGTCGATAATCTTCTCTTTGCGTGTCTCAAAGCTAAAGAATACGCACTTATGTTTTCTTGCCATGTACATCATGAAGTTGATGCTAACGGCAGTTTTACCGGCTGACGGTCTGCCGCCAATGACGACCAAATCGCCAGCTTCTACAAAAGAGGAATCATCGAGCGTCGGAATGCCAAACTTGAAGTATTCCGGCGAGCGTTTCTGTTCCTGCTCAAAAACATCAACTGCGCTCTTTGCGTTTGTGCTTTCTGCTTCCTTAACTCCATTGAACGGTTTAATAATGTTCTCCGCGAGAACCTGTAACTCGTCAACAGTGGGGTTTCCGAAAGCTGTTGCATTCAACAGGTCGTTTGCCTTTGCGATTGCTTCCCGCGTCACATAAGCATCTTTCACGCCCTGCATATATAACTTCCAGTTAGAAACAGACGGAAGTGTTTCCGCGTATCTCATTGCCAGCTTCTTGCAATTTGTGTTCATCTTAGAAGCGATGCTTGCAATGTCATAAGCGCCGTTTTTATCCAAATAGGCATTCTTGCAGATTCTGAAAATTTCTCTGCAACCTTCATCGGAGAACATAACTTCGCTTAACTCGGAGAAAGTGTCATCGCAGCAGATTGATGGCTGAACTAGCAGACAGCCAATCATCGCTGTTTCGGAATCAAGTGGTGTCATTTTGTCTCCTTTTCATCAACGAACCAAATTGTCGTGTATAGGCAAGAACCAGCCACATATTGAGTTACTTGCAGAATATTTGCCGTTGGGAATGCGTTCATAAAGTTCTCAAGTTTATGCGGCTTTCCAACTCCATTCTATTAACCATAGTCCAAAAATGCAAATCACCGCATTTGATAGGAACACCGTTGAACTTCATTTTTCATCGCTCCTTTTCAATGGTTGCATTGCAAGCGCGTCACGCCCACGCAAAGGGGTCAATTTCGCGTACAAATCACTTACCTTGATACAATGCTGGCAAGTCTTGGAACACTCCACAAGGGCTTCTTTGACGCGCTCAAAGTCATACACTCCAAGCGCTTTATGATACAGCATCGCAAGGCTCTCAAAGTCGTTTTCCGAGAAACGGCGGAAGTCTAGCGGGTAAAGCAAGCGATTAGCAGTTACAAGTTGTTCAGCTTCATTTCTTGTCATCTTTTACCCACCTAGCCCCGTCATGTTCTTCGTCCCACTCCATCTTGTAGCCATTAGAATCGAGCCACAACTCAAAGTTAGCTTGATGGTATATAAAGAACCTGTACTCGTCCCAGTTATCTTTAAACGCGATTAAAAGGTCTTGAAGCGTATTTGCAAGCATTGCAAGAACAATGCAAGCGATAACACATACGGAAAGTGCTCCGACAACGGTGAACAACGTCATTGCAAAGCCGATATACCCATTATAAATAGTTGTCCACATAGTTACCACTCCAATCTTGCCACATCGCCGTTGTAAGAGATTGGTGCTTTCTTCTGTGTCTTAACTCCGAGATAATCTTTGTAGCGAGTATTGAAGAAAGTTGAACCCATAAGCGTGTACTTCGGGTCACGGATTGTCGCCTTGTAGGCGTTGATTGCTTCAATCATAGCACTCTCACCAACTTTGAGCAACCGTTTCTTCGCTGTCAGACTTACAGCGCTTCGTCCGTCTTTTCGAGGATAAAGCGCCCACAGCCTGTCGAACAGTTCGTTCGCAGCCTTCGTTTCCTCTGATTCCTTAACTTTGACTTCCGCGTTTCCGTCTTTCAGCTCTGCGATAATTCCATCAATGTCCCTGCGAATTTTTTCAAGTTTCTTGATTGCTTCCTCGTTTGTCATCTTAACGCAGCTCCTTTCGATATTTCTACTATACCACCATTTGTTACGTTTGTCAATGGTTTTGCAAAATAAAAATGCAGAGAAGGTTTCTCCACTCTGCACAAAATATTATATCGTAGCTACGTCAAATCAGAACGGCAGGTCGCCAACCTCACCGGGAACAGGGTCAAGGTCAAGACTGCGCTCACCCTGCGTAGGCTGCTTGTAGTCGTACATAGCCGATTCATAGTCAGGCTTGCGACCTCTGCTGTTCGCGGCGGCAGTTCCCTCAATAACAAGCGAGTAATTCTCATAGCGCTTGCCGTTGTAATCGTTGATAGCGTGTTCGATGCTGTTAATCGCAGTAATCTTGATTCGACCAGCATTGACAATTTCATCAACATTGTTGAAGATTGTGACTTGATACCAGCCGAAATCCTTATAAGTTCCGTCCTGCTGACGAACTGAATCGTTCAAACTTGCGCGGACATACGGATTGCCTTTCTTGCTCATATACTGCTTAACCCGGAACAGTCGGTAAGTGTTGCCAACTTTAATCATAGTTATATCTCCTTACTTAAATTTATTCACGGTATCCATCGTAGATTTCCAATTCCCAATTATTGTCATCGTCAACCATGAGAATTGTCTGCCCGTTATAGACATATTTATTTGTTTTCTTTGCCATCTCAACGAAATATTGAAAATCTTCGAGTTTATCAATTGTGACGTAAAGAGTGCTTACATCTCTAGTGCTCTATTTTCCTGACTTGCAATCAAAAAATTCTCTCGTTTTACCGGTTGTGACACGTTCAAGTTTGAAACGAGGGTCTTTGAGGAACGGATACCTCTCAATTATTTCGTCCCCATTATCAAACCATGAAGTGGTTGCTCCAACTTTAACGCGCATAAGACAACTCCTAACTTTTACTTAATGGCTTCTTTCCCTTGTTCTTTTTATTCTTTAAATCCGTCATAGACTTCAATAGAGTACCCGTCAGCGTCAGGGCTATGTATGATAAAATCGCACCACTCTCCGAGTTTGTCGTAATCAAACTTGTTCTCGTGAAGAACGTCCGACAACTTCAATAAATCATCAACCGTTTTTATTTCTATAAACGCTTCCGTTTGCACGATTCCGCGATAACCGCGAATTTTTGATTCCCTAAGTTCGATGTTAAACGATTCTTTAAGGAAGCTGTATCTTTCAAGAAATTCCTCGCCAGATTCGCAAACAGAGCCTATCTTAATCCACATACAAAATTTGCACCTCTTAGCTTTTAGTTATTGACGACTTCTCTCTCAACGGTTTCGGGAAAGGATTCAATCTTGTTGCAGATTGCATCATAATCTTTCTGCTTAATTTCTTTTGCGGAACTATAACCAGCGTCAGCAATAATCTTTGCAGCAGTCTCGGAATCAACGCTGTTCTGTGTGCAGAGCGTGTACAGGCGCTTAACCTGTTTTGCGGAAATCTTATCATCAGGCCGGGTTACAGACTGGGCAACCTTGGCAAAGTCGGTAGTGTCGAGAGTGGAATCTTCGAGGTCTGCCGTAAACAGCCCGCCAATGCCAGCGATAAGAATTGCACCATCGACCAGTGCTCTCTTGCGAGCAATCTTGAGCCTTTGGTTAGCCACATCAAACTTGCTCGCTCTGCCGCAAGCGGACTCATTACTGTTCGCACTTGCAACAGTGGTTGTAATCAGCGTGTCACCTTTCCAGAACTCACCGCGAACACGATAAAAGAAGAACGGTGCGCTACCATCTTCACCGAAATGTTCCACTGCATTTTCAATGAAGAACTTTGTCGTGATGCCATATTCGAGCAGAATCTTCTCTGCGCCAGCCTTTAGGAGCGACGGTTTGTTTGCCTTTCCATATTTGCCAAACTCTGTGTTACGGCGCAGTAAAATTGACTTAGAGCCAATCGTAAGGCGATAGTTCTCATGGTCTGTCTTTGCGGAACAGGGCTGCAATTCAACCCCACTGGATTTTACAAGTTCTTCACTCATGTTTAGTCTCCTTTTCTAATCTAGTTTTATCCATAGCTTTATCGAATTGCATACCGAACTCCTTTCATCGCTTTTATTGCGCGATAAATTTTCAAGCAGCTTTGAAACAAAATGTCACCAACTGATTCATCGCACTTGTACAATCTGTATTTACCATTGCGCATAAGTTGCAACCCGTACAAATTCAGACCTTTTTCCAAAATTGCATCCCATTTTGCTGGCGGGTATTCTTTCGAGTATTCTTTATAGAGCAATGACATATACGCCGCAAGCTGCGCAGAAAGGCTAGGCATGTCAACCTTGTACGACGTTTTAATGTCAAGAATGGCATACTCGCCGTCAATCAAGCCAAACCTGTCAAGCGTTCCAGCGTAGCCCATGTAATACGCATTGCTTCCCATGGCATGTTCAATGAGCGTCCATTGCGGTTTGTAGTCGCGGCAGAACTGCACATAGGCTTCCAGATACGGCGCGTATTCAGCCGGAAAATCGTCTGGAATCTCGCCGGAGTAATCATACATTACTGTAGCTTCATGCACCGCAGAGCCGCGCTCTCGCGCTATCAGTGCCATATTAGGGTCTGCATTGTTTGCTTGGTCAACTGCGAGGTAACGGATGATGTGCGTCACGCTTGGAAGCTCTACGCCATCTAGCGTGTAAGTGTGAGTTGTTTCGTCAAACTGAACTCTGCTTGTCTTTTTACTCACTTGAAATCACCTTTTGCATATTGTCAAAGCGTTCCTTTGTGCTAATATCCTTCGCAATTACAAGCGCAAGAATCTCATCCATACAGGACTCCGCGGAAACCGTGTCATTATGGTAAGCGTCAGCAATCTCGCATACAAGCGCAAATGCGTCAAAATCTGCCATAGGCGAGTTTCTTTTCCACATATCGGAAAGCATCGAAATTACGTTTCTTGTTGATTCACGCATTTTGTTCAGCCTTTCTTTTCTCTAATTCAGAGTTGATTCTTTCTCTAAACTTTAGCCAATCCGGTTTGTCAATTCGTTCATCGCCAAGCTGGTTGATTCGCTCCGCAAAGTTTATGTCATCGACCATAACTTTGAGTTCGTTGTCATTGAGATGCTTGAAGTTTCTGCAAACGAAGTCTTGCACGAGGCTTGGCATATATGTCTGTCTGCCGAAGCAGTAACGAACAGCACATACGCAAATTGTTCCGAAATCCTCGTCTATTGTTATGTTCATTCTGATACATCCTCTACATACGCCATGTCTTTTCGCAGATTTAGAAATTCTGGATTGAGAATACAAGCCGGTGCGATAGCGCCGCCGAGGTATGCACTAGCACAGCCAAACCGACAACCAATGTCCACAGAGCGAACCATGGCCGCGCATCCAGTGTCGGAATCTTTGTCACCGCAAAACCATGGTGTGGCAGTCCAAATCCGACTGTTGTAGTACGGGATGTAGTCACGGTACTTGCGGTACTCGTCACAGGTTAGAATGAAAACGGTGTCTTTCACTGTTCCATAGGCTCTGTCGCCGTTGTCTGCAACAAGGTCAACGGTATGCGACAGTAGACATTTTTCGTCAAAAACAGCGTTCGCCATATCGGATAAGATTCCCCGCACATTGCTGGTGCGGTAGTTATTCCAGTTGCCTTTTTCATCGGCAAATTTATCACTTGGGCAGAACTGTACATCTTTCGCCCACGGTTTTGCCATAATAGCCAGCACGCCACCGTCAGGATGGTTCGGGTCAAGGCATACCCACTCGAAGCCTTTGAACATAAAGTGTTCGCCTGGTTGTAGGGTTGTAATGTTAGTCATTGTCGGTCACCTCCGTGAGCCAGAATTTGCGTTTGCAATCGCTGCAACTGATTTCGTGGCAATTTCCTTTCGGGTTGTAATCATAGTTAATGTATTTAGGGCACATCCAGAGGTAATCGTCCTTAATTTCCGCCTTTGGGAACATCTTCAAAAACTCGCTCTGGCGGGTCTTGACTGGGTGGTCTTTCGCCCATTGCTCGACTTTTGAAACTGTTTCCTCAATGCTTTTAGTCGAATCGTCGTCTGCCTTAACAATACAGCCCATGCCATTTTTATGAATGGGGCATTCTGCGCAGTATCTTTGATTTTTGCATAACCTGTTTACCGTCTTGAAAAATTCAACTGCGTCCATCTTCTTTATCCTCGCTTTCATCCTCAGCATAAATCAGCATAAATCAGTCGTTTCATCTAAATTCTCCTTTCGGTTTTTCTCGGATTCTCTCGCTTCCGATACATTCATTATACGCTTCTTTCGGTTGAATGTCAATATCTTTCGCAGAAATATTTTTTTGAAATAATGCTTGCAAGCGCAATTCTGCTGTGCTATAATAAGAAGGTAATCAGAAGTCTTGTTTAGAGGTGATGGGCTAAACAAGCCAAACAACTAAATAGGACTTCGGGCTTGCTCTGGTTGTAACCATCACTACAATCAAAGCAGGCTTTTCTTTTTATACAGGGAGATACCAAATGAAATTGTTCGTTAATGGGTTTTCGCAAGAAGCGATTCTTTCAATGGTTGACACTGTTAAAGATTCACACGGAAAAGACAAAACAATTCGGATAGATTGCACAGACCTAGAAATTCTCCGTTGGCTTGTGGATTTCTACCCGAAAATGAGCAAAATAAAAGATGGCGCACACGAGTATGCTTTCTTCACCTATAAAAAGGTGCTAGAAGATTTGCCGATTCTGAACATTTCAAAGCAAGCATTATCGGACAGATTCAAAAAAATGGAACATTTCGGAATTCTTCGCGTTCTATGCAAAAAAGAAAGTAATGGAACGTTTACATATGTCGGATTCGGAGATTCGTACTTAAGGTTAATAAGTAGCGAGTGTGCAGGAGTAGTCAACTACGCAGGGGGTGGCAAGTTGACTACGAGTGGGGTTAGTAGTCAACTACGAACCAAAAATAGTAAGTTAGATAATAGAGAGTTAAATAATAATAAAAAGAAAAATGCTAAAAAGAAAGTTCCCGAAGCTGAAAAGCTGGAATGGTAACGGCTTTGCCGGGAAACGCTTCGCCTTATTAGCCTAACTTGCGCAAGCAAGGAAAAGGAAGCGAAGCGCAGTAATAAAAGTTCCGACCTGTTAAAAATTTATCAAAGTAGGTGAAATCATGGGTAAACGAAAAACAATCCACAAGTTGCCAGAATACAAAGGTTACAGCGCTTACTACTATTACGATGATGAAGATAAACTTTTTGCCGGCCATGTTTACAATTCAACTGACGGAGAGTTTGCGTATATGGTTTCGTGGTATGATGCAGAAGAAAAGTGGATGGAACCACTGTTTTACAGTATTGTTGACGATTACATTACCTTTAAAAAACAGATGGAGTACAAATATGGAGTACAAATACGGAAAGCCGGTGAATAGAAAATGACGTTCGTTATGGGTTGTTTTACAGCAGTTAGTGCATTGTTTGTATTTGCTGTATTTCTTGAAATCGTGTTTGGTTTCTTGAAAAATGAGAGTTTTGATACTATTGTTGGTTACGTTCTCGTAACGATTGGCTTGTTCGCACTGTTTGCATTGTTTTTTGCGGTTGCAGTCGACGCACATTTGTGAGGTGAATAAGATGGAGTTTAAAGCAATTTTAATGACTTGCACGCTTACCTTAATCGTAATTAGGGTCATTCAGAAAATCACACACAACGATATGATTAAAGCATGTACTGCAATTTCTGCTGTTATTGCGCTTATTGTGGTTGTCGCAATGACTATTGTGTTTAGAGCAAATTCAGAGACGTTTTGGGCGCTTTTGTTCGGAGCATGGGCGATTAACGTAATTTCAGCTGCGGGAGATGATGACTGATGTTGGGCTTGATTATTATTTTTGCATGGGCGCTGAAAGTTCCCACTTGGATTTTTGCGATTGCAATGATTTTTGGTGCTGTTGAGGTGTTCGGAAAATGAAAACATTAAAAAAGGACTACACTATCGAGGAACTCGCTCAAATGGCGTACAAGGGCGCTAGGAGCGATTTTAAGGCGCTTTTGCGTGGGTCTGAACAAAGTGCCTACCTAGCACTTCGATACCTCTACAGGCTCTATGAGGTGGGTGGAATTTCAAAGGAAGAAGCGGGGAAAACGAAAGCGCAGATAACTAGGCGTTATGGTCAAGACCGGCTTCGTGAGGAACAGCTCGATTCTACAATCAAGGCTTTCGCTGATACCGTGAAGCGCACGGCAACGGCAAATGAAAATTACAGACGCGAAAGAACGCTTGACAACGCTGATAAGCTGTGCATGGCTATTGACGGCATCGCCGTACAGGATAGGAGAGACAATAATGCTGTGTGAAAAATGTGGCAGCTGGAATGTGTATGTCAAAGATAATGTGTTTGCACCGCCAGAGAACACAAATTACAGAAAGCGAATTTGCAAAGACTGCGGATATGAGTTCTTTACGGTAGAGTTTTCCATTGAAAAAGGCGATGAAACCGCAATCAAAGAATGGAACAAATGGCATCGCATAAGCGCAAAAAAAGCCGCAAAGCGTAAAAGCAATGCGGCTAAGTAGGAGTTACTTCTTGAATTTTTTGCTGTAATCTGGCTGAATCTCTGCAAGATAAACCATGTCGTAATCGCAGTTTTCCAGTTCCATGTACAGGCTCTCTGCAAATGCAAGTTCTTCCGACACATCAAGCACAAGATTCTCTTTGACGAATTCTGCAAAATCTATCGCGTTATCGTTTAAAAGTTCCTTATAACTTGTGGAGTAGAGGTCTTTAGTCTGACGTTCCCATTCCACCCACTTCGCCATTGCGTCCTTTACAGCTCTGCGCTTTGTGGTGGCATCTACATCTTGTCTGCGATAACTGCGCCAGTTCTGCGGAATGTAACTTTGAGTTGATACAGAGTGTTCCGGGATGAACGAGTTTGCGTGTCTCATGTAGAACGAATCAGTTTTTACTAGACTGTCAGATTCCTCTTTGTAGTGGTGTTCGTGCATACGCTTGAAGCCTTTTAAATTCAAGAAATCAAAGTATTGGCGCATTTGGTCGTGGAACATAACCCCCTCGACCTGATGCGCTTTTATTCTTGAAAAGACATCGGAAACTGCCACGGAAATCACTCCTTAACAACTTCTATTGCAACATTCGCTGTGTTGACTTGCTGACCGTTTACATAGATTTGCAGTTTGCTGGACAGCTGACCGCGATATACGCGGACAGGGGCAGTGATGGAGAAGTTCATCAGGTCGTTTGCTGCTGCGGCAGTGGCGCTCTGAACCGCCCCGGGGACAAGCTGGCCGTCTTGATACAGAGAAACCGTAACAGTGCCAGCGGCAGATGCAGTCAAAGTCGTGTTGACTGAAACAGTGTAGTAACCGCAAACAGATTCAGCGTTGCAAGGGCAAGCGGTAGAGCGAATAACAACAGAGTTGTTTGCCAGACGGATGCAGTTGCCATACTGACGAATTGTGTTTGTGATGGGGAGTGTTTCGCCAGCGCCAACCTCTGTAGTGCCGGTGTAAGTGTAATAACCAAGTGCTTTAGCCATTTTGAATATTCCTCATTTCATGTTGATAAAATAAAAAGCAGGGCAAGTAATTCCTGCCCTGCCTGTCACCTCGCCATCAGGGCGTGTCTAAGTCAAAGTTAGACGTTGGTAGCGTAGCAGCCAGAGCATCCGCCGCAGAACGGGGACGGCCCCGCACTGTAAGCGTAACTCATGGGGTACTTAACAACGCCAGCCATCTGGGAAGCGAGTTCCAGAGCATTGATTTTAGCAGCTTGCTCTTGAATCTGGCGCTCAAGGCCAGCCTTTTCCAGAGCTGCGAACTTGTCATCAATGTTCTTATTGATGGCGGCGGTGTTGATAGCGCCGTTGTAGTTTACGCTGTCAATGCCGCGCTGGGTAGTGCAGCAGCACTGCGCCAGCTGGGAAGCAAGAGTCGCGGTGTCGTTGCTTTCTTGCAGCTGCAAGTTAGCTTGGCCGAGCGCAATCTCTTTGCCCAGATTGGCGATGTTGCCCTGCATATCGTAGCCAAGGCCACAAATGCCGTTGCCGATGTTGGTCAGGCGGTCATTGATTTGACCGAAGTGCTGACCGAACAGAATGTCCTGTTGAGAAGCCGCAGTAGCGTACTGGCCGAGTTCGCCGTTGCCATAACGGCCACCCCAGCCGCCGCCCATGAAGCCAAAGAACAGCAGAATCAGCACCAGCCAAGAAATGCCATCGCCACCGAAACCAGTGTTGCCACGGGTCAGAGCGGCAATATCGGCAGGGGACATCATGCTAGAATCTTCCATTGCCATGAGAAGTTCCACCTTTCATAAAATTTTATATTTGAGAAAAGCAATATTGCGCACTACTGCTTAACTGCGAGTTAAAGGAAACTCTTTACTTGCGGGTAAATCTGTTCGGCCATCTTTTTCGCTTGGTCTACCTGCTGTTGGCTGAATCTGCCGGTCTTTACAAGCTCGTCAACCACAGCGCTCGGATTCCGAGAACCAACCATTTGCTTCACTTGGCCGAGCATCTGAATCATTTGCATCGGGTTACTTTGCAGATTTGGTGTTGACGCGGCGTTCGCCTGTTGGAACAGAGAAGTCAGAGGATTCATTCTTCATATCTCCTTTAAGATTCAATAATTCGTTGAGCCGTTCATCTACGATTTGACGGATTTTGCCCTCGTCCAGTTGCTTACAATCTGTAGCCGGTTCGCCAGACATTTCGGAGAACTTAAATTTCTTGAATGTGACAGCGCCGGAAACATCGCAAGACTTCACATAGAAGTACGGATTGTTGTTATCCATGAACCAAGCCGTTTGATTTGGCTGAACAATGCGATTTCTCGCATCTTCCTCACTGGAAACAAAAATCCAAGGCATTGAGCCATAACCTTGATTTAGGCCGTCTGGGGCGTTTTGTGCCTTAGGTATAAAACTATTCGTCTGCGGTTGATAAAGCTGTTGTGGGGCTTGCCAGCCGCCATACGGTTGATTGTAGCCCATAGGTGAGCCATACATAGGCATCTGCACTGTCTAACACCTCATTTCTGATTCAATTATAAAAAGAAAAAGCCCTATCGAGAAGTCCCGATAAGGCTTTTATTTGTCTATTATTCAGATGTGTTTGAACAGTTGTTCTTCGGCTTTATAGGTGATAACTTTGATTCGCTGGACGGAGTAGCCAAATTCTTCCGAAAGCTGGCCAAATGTCCGCTCGTCAATCAGGCGGCGTTTCAGAACAGCTCTCGGCGTTTCGCCTCTTACCCACAAATCAATCAGTTCGGATAACTCTTTGTTAGAAATATCCTCACTTACCACTCTTTTTGCCATTGCTTTGATTCTTTCTAACGCGGGTTCTTGTCTTAGTCCGCGTTGTTGTGGTAACTGTCTTAATGCGTACTTTCTGCTTTGCCATTGTTAATCACCACCCGCCGTAACGTCAAGGCTTGCATCGTCATTAGCAGTTTCTTGTGTTGCGTCAACTGTTTGCGTTGTAGTGGTTGTAACTGTTTCTGATGTCTGCACTTGGAACTGTGCTTCATAGAACAGCCACGCAACATTTGTTGCAACAAGCAGGACAATAAGCAGAACGATAATCGAAAAACATCGCTTCTCACGCTTCTCGTGACGCATTTCGCAAGATTCAAACACAAACTGTGAAATGTAATTATCTGTCCCGCTGGTAGGGTCTTTCACCATGTCCAGCTTTGTATCAACATCCATTGGATTCACACCTTAATCATCAAACAGTTTGTCCTTGATTTCTTCAAGGTTTTTTCGGATTTCGGGAAGCTCTTTTGAAAGGGTTTCAATTATGCCGTATAGCTTATCCTCACGTTCCTTGGAAGTCTTAACGACCCACCAAATCAGGATGAAAAACGACACAATAACGCAGCCGAGAACGCCGTAGTTTATGTAAACGTTTTGGGCGACTTCTGTCGGCATAAGTCACACCTCGCTCAACTCTGCATTGTCGTAGCCGAGAGACTTTAACTTGAACTTAAAGTTCTCTGCATTTTCGCGGCTTGCGAATCGAACAAAGACTCGATACTCTTTCGCTTGAGGAATATCTTCTACCGGCATAACTTCATCAGGAACTACGTCAGTAGAAACAGCAATCGGCTCTGCATCACCGATTTGCTTTTGACTTGCAATTTCTGCTTTCTTAGTGCGCATCTTCAAACACCCCTATTATTTACTAGAGGACTTGAAAATGCCCTCATACAGTGCAACAGCAGTTGCACCAGAGCCAATACCCATTGCGCACGCGGTAAACGCATCCGTGGCAGGGTAAATAGCCGGGTAAACAACCCAAGCAGCAATGCTAAGAATTGCGCCAGCTGCCATGCAGATGACAGGAATCCACTTATTGTCTGCCGAGGTCTTTGTCTTGTACGCATAAGCGATAAGCTCAACAATGGCGGTAATAGATGCCATCGAAGCAACATTCATGAAAATATCCACCTTGTATCACCTCTTTTTATTGTAGTGTAGCATACCAGCTCGAAGCTGTCAAGCGTCATTTTCAATCTGCTCATTCGTTTCGGCATTTTCCGAGGTTGCGTTAGATGAAGCGTCCAGCGCATCGTAGTATTCCTGCGCCAGCGTCTCCACTTCGGCAATGTCATCTTCGGTCAGTAAGCCGTTGTCAAGGTGCGTGTACGCTTTATCGAGCCAAAACGCAACATCACGTCCTGCTGCAATTTCCCGCTTGATGCTGCGCAGCGTTAAATCGTGCCGTGCGTCTCCTTACAATGTATTCAACATCGGAAGAAATGCGCTGTACGCCGTCTGCAAAGCCTATAAACACAATCGTTCCAACGCCGTACGAGTCAGCAGTAGCTTCCTTTGGAACTTTGATAACGCCGGTAGAGGAATCAACGGCAACTTGAACTGGCTTCTTGTTAGTGGGATTAAATGTCGCTATTACGCTTAAATTTTCCCAATCCGTCGCTTTAACAATTTGAAGTTGTTCCTCTCCATAGCTGTCAAACGTGCCAAGTTCCAGCTTTTCACCATTCTCTGTTGTGGCATTGTAACCATTCAGTTTTATAACGTGCATCTTATTCCACCCACTCGGATTTATAGAGATTTTTCTCCACAAGGCCAAGTTCCTTGCAGAGACTATAAATTTTATCAGCGTCACCCTGCGAAACCGGCCCGACAGAGATTAGCTGTAACTTGGACTTAGGCTCATCAACTTCTTTGCTAGCGGTTCTCATTTCACGCAATGCGGCGGTAACGGTAAGTGCCGATGTAGGGCTGCATATTATTGTGGGGCTTACCTCCACCCTCTGGACGGGTCGTAAGATTTGTGTTGTCGTACCTGTCGTAGGGGTGAGTTGGTGCATATTGCGTTGATACGCCGGATGCCATGCTGATTGCCCATCCGTGGAGCTGATGCTGATGGGACGGCATCTCTGCAATATTCAGTGTATGCTCCTTCTCACCGCCAATACTACCCGCATTATACTCTCCGCCAGCGCCAACCGTCACCCTGTCAGTTCCGTACCGTTCCCACGTGCCATAACCAAAATAATTGTGCACTTTTTCTGGCGTGCTTAAATCTGGTGCACCTGATATTCCAGTTGGGTCAAATTCAAAAATATACCCAATGGGGAGTTCTTGCATCCCCACTCCCATAAAATTACTCATTTTCCGTCCCTTCCACAATGGCTTTGTACTGTTCTTTGGTAATCAGCCCCTTCCTGACGGCTTGGGCAACCATAGATTCGGTCCACCAGCCTTTTTTATGCCAAAGTTTAATTTTTTCGTACATTTCAGTTCTCCTAGGGAATCATTGTGCCTGTCATCATTGCAGTGTATGTTACCTGCGCATTAAGTTTTTCGGCGGCATCGCGGCGCGCTTCTTCCTCTTTGGCGGCTTGCTCGGAAGCCTTGGCGGCGGCATCGGCGGCATCTTTTTCTGCTTGTGCCTTTTCTGCAATATCCGCAAGTTCCGCATCGGTGTACGGCACATACCGATGCACTTCTTCGTACTCGTCCCATGCGCCCTGTGCTGGAGTTGTGATTTCCTGCCGAAGCCCATCTGGGAAATCGGCAGTGACCGTTCCTGTCATCACTTCATACCGCACGGATGCGGGTACAGCTTCGTGATGCACCGTGACACGTTTCGCAGTTTCTAACTTGCCGAGCGTCATGTCGGGGTTTTGCAACTCGTGCTCAAGTGTTGCATCGTAAATTTTCATGTTCACACCTCTAAGTACCACGTAACGTTCAAATCGCAGTCAGGCTTAGTGTCGGCGGTGATTTTTACCGTGATGTTGCTTGCCGTCACTGTAAACCCTGTTGTTCCCCTAGCAATCGTTCCAAGATTGCGGCGCTTTGTGGCATCTGTATTGGCATTGCCCGTCTGCGTTGTCAGAGGTGGCAGAACGTTTTTAATCGTAAATGTCTCACTGTTGGTGACAGTCTTACTCTGTGTGTACTTGCCGTTTTTCGCCGTCCAGCCATCCACGGTAAATGTAGCGGTGACTGTCTTAAACTGGTCTTTGATTTCAATACCGTCAATTTTTTCGAGAAGCGTGTCAATCTTTTCACCAGAATATTTTAATTGATAACCTTCGGGCATTCAGTCTCACCACCTCTAATAATAAATAGTGCTGCACCAATAACGAAGCAACAGCTTAATGATATTACGTTCATTTTACTCTACCCATTCAGATTTGTAAAGCCCTTGTTCTGTTAAACATAGTTCTTTTGCTGTGGCGTAGATTTTATCTGCATCGCCTTGTGAAACAGGGCCAATGGTAATCATCTGTAACTTGGACTTTGGCTCGTTTACTTCTGGGATGTCGTTCTTTTCTACCTCGACTTCCGAATCATACACGCCGACAGCATTTGCAAAGCCGATGTATTTTGTAGGGTCAAGACCTTTGCCGGTGGCAGATGCGCGAACCTCAAAGTGGCAATGCTTGAAAGGCGGGTTGGCAAGTGCCGCATTTCCAGTGTTTCCCATAACGGCAATCGGGTCTCCACTTTTAACTTTCTGCCCGACCTTAACCAAGAGTTTCTCGCAATGGCAAAAATAAAGGTAGTTCACAACATCGGGCGTTTGGTTCGCGTCCAGCTTAACGCAGACATAATAGCCCCATTCCCATGTCCTGTTTCGCTTGTCTGTGACAATTCTTGCCGTCACTACTGTGCCGGAAATGCTCTTGTCTGCATATCGCGGAAAGTGAATAATTGAATCGTCAAGGCCGTCAACATCAGCGCCACCGTGCCAGACCTTGCCGTTCCCTCGCGTATAGCCATAACGCGAGTACGGGAAACGGATTCGATTTCTACCGTCAAAAAGCATGAAAATCACCCCTTTTCTGTTTCTTCTGCTTCTGCTTGTTTGTCTTTCGTGCCTGTGTCCATTTCCAACGTATCTACGTGCAAATTCACTTCTTGGTTAGCTTGCAGGTTTGCGATTTGCTCACTCTTTAACTCTGCGTTAAGTTTCAAAAGAGCATTTTCTACAACCAAGGACTTTACCATAAGCGGCATCGTTGAGTTGTTGAGTACAGAAAACAGGTCTCGTTGCAGATTTATAATTACTTCGTTATCACTCATAGTATCTCCTTTACCATGCGTTGCCTTGGTGGGCAGTCAACAGATATTCCCAAGTGGGAGTTCCATCTGAGTTTGTGTAGTTTACACGGGACAAAGCAACGTTGTGGCCGTCAATTCTTAAACGCTTGCATTCCAGATAGCCCAAAGCATTAACACCGCCGATTGACACATGACCCTCACCGTTTGAATCTGCACGAACATCAAAGAATTTTGTGTGTGTGCCACCAGTGTACATTTCAAAGTGAGAACCAGCGCTATCATTATATAGGTCAATACGGTTGTCGTTATAGCCATCGCTGCCGTAAATTCTGATGTGACCAAGAACGTAAGAACCGCCTACGCTGTCAGAGTAAATTTTTACGGCAGGGCTATACGAACCGCCAGAGACCATCTGGGACAATGTTATTTCGCCATTACCGATAACAGCTTCGCTGTATGTTGTTTTTGAAGTTAGCGTACCAGTGATACGTACAGTGCCGTCTTGTGCTAATTTGAAGTTATCAGAATCAACAACAAGTGTATCTCCCTTGAACGTGATTGTTCCAGATTCAATCGCAACGGATGACGAGTCAAGCGCGAACTTAGAGCGAACATTTCCATCTGTAACGGCTGTCAATTCAAACTTGTCAAAAGTTTGTTTTAGTTGCGTGTATTGTGAACTTAGTCCACTGATGTCTTGCGCTGTTTGTTCAGCCTTTACGGTAAGGCCATCAACCGTTGCAGAGATTTTAAGAATCCTTTGCTTCGAGTTGTATTTGACGTTATTCACAGCAGTAGTCGTGTTGCGGTTAGCATTACCAACGCTCTCAAAAGTGCATTTACCGCCACTGTGCTTTACACTTGTAATCCAAGTGTCGAACTCATTTTTCCCGTCACTTACGGTTACAATATCGCCAACCTTGATTTCAAGTGTCTCCGGTGTCTGAATATTTGAACAGGGAACATAGGTAATGTTATTCAGACCATCGTACAGATTCTTGACATACGGACGTAGTGCCGCATCGGAAGTTGTTGAAAGAAGCTGATTACCTTGAATGACAAGCGCGTTAGTGCCTTGCTCGTCAGCAGGATAAACAACGCCTACATCATCATCAGATTGCCTAACTTGTACTTTATCAATAGCCTTTACAACGAAGTCCGAGAAAGTCAACTGATTCGCAAAGTAAGGGATTCCATCAGGCGCGTATTTATATGATTTTGCAGAAATAAGAGCACGATGGGCATTGTCTTGTAGACTTCTCTTAACTACATCAAACAGACGGAAAGACTTTTCGTTAATGCTCTTTTTGGGAGAAATTATTACTCTATCGTTTTTCTTGTACCAGTCAAATAAAAGTTTGCCATTAGCATCTGCATTGCAGAAGCAGCCGGACGCAGAACACACCATTTTCATCAAGTCTCTAGCATTAACGCCAGAACCAGTGAACTTCTGAATTTGGTAGTCTTTATTCAGACGAGGTTCGTTCGCAAGCTCCAACTCGCACTTAGCGGCAAGCGCCGTTGCGAAGTCTTTAATTGCGATGGGAAAAGTAAGCGCATTGAGCCATTCTGTGACATCAACATCAAGAAGTGATACGTTATCATAGGCCGTCACTTTATACTTGTTTGAACCTGTCTTTTCTGGCTTGTCGCATGTAAAAACGCCAATTTTTGTTTCTATGTCAAGGTCGTTATCGTCCTTGTAAACCTTGTAATATGTCAATACCGTTCCTTGTGTTACGCTAAGAGCGCTGTCGGAATTGACCCAAAACTCAATCTCAACAGCGCTCGCGCACACAGAACCGGGTGCGATGTCACTGTCAGAGTTTGATGAAGTAGTCCAGTCAACGCCAACAATGTTGCTTTGAAGCGCTGTTCCGTCCGCTAAAACAAACTTATCTTGAAACATCTAAAACACCACCGTTCTTGTTATTCTTATTTTACGCTCCTGTGCCGATAATGTCAAACTTAAAATCCCTATACAGCCCATTGTAAAAATATGTGCTGTAAGAAGAACCGCTTGAAGTGGAGCAATATGCTTCAAACGTCTCCAAAGTTCCGTTCTCTTTCGGGCAAGTAAACTGGAACGTCTTGCCTTGAACAAGGTTATTCATGTAAGCTAACTGCTCTTTAGTAACAGCCTTGTAAGAGAACTTCGCTTTAGGGATTCTCCGTTTGACCCACTCGATGTGCATAACTCCATCTTGTGTGCGGCCAGACCCCTCTGCTGCAATGGAGTTCCATTCCATCTGAATGCCGCCGTCAGCATCAGGCTCATACAGGGGCGTTCCATCAACAAAAAATTGCGTTGACAGCGGCCTGTCAAGCGGACTTGCCATTGTTATGCACCCCCATTGATTACTGCTTGCTTGCGATTGTATCTGGAAGCCGCCTTGCCAATCACATCATCGCCAATGCTAACTTCGAGTTGATTGTCATTGATTGCTTGCACGACAGCCATACACCCTTGCCAGAACACATCTGCAAGGCTTGCATTTGCGTCCATCTGCGCTTGCGTGAAAGAACCCATGTCGTTACCGAACTGCCCGGAAACGCTGTCTACGCCGAGCATAGGTACTGTCATTGCAGACTTCATGCCGGAAGCAAGGTTATTAACACTAGAATATACCAAGTCTGCGTTAGTGTCAATACCATTTGCAAGACCGCGCATAAAATCAGGCATCCACTTCTCGTAATCGCGAAGAACGCCCTCGTCAGGACGCGAGAAGTGAAGCACAGATGCAATGCCTTGAGCAACTGCGTCAGCGGCGCTCTTGGCCAATTCCTTTGCCCTTCTGATACCGTCAGACAAGCCCTGCACAAAGTCAGAACCCCAGCCTTTGGCAGTTTCTTTCATCTTGGAAAGGTCGAGCGCTTCCTTGACTTTTCTAATTGCGCTACGGACTTTTTCAATAAATCCGTTAATGCCATTAGTCAAGCCTTGGACAATGTTTTCGCCAAAGCCCTTAAAGACAGTGGACGGAGAATGGATTCCGAAAATGTCCTTAAACCAGTCAATGACGCTATTCCACTTTTCTTTCCACCACTGCTTAAATCCAGCCCAAGCATCTTGAATTCCTTGGATAATGCCGGGAATAATCTCTTGCGCCCACTGAATGATGCCATCAACAAAGTTTCTAAATTCCTCGTTTTCGTCATACAGCTTTACGAAAATGGCAATAAGCGCAGCGATTGCGGTGATAACTAAACCAACGGGGTTTGTAAGCACGCCGATAACTACCGTAACGGCAGAAATAGCAACTTTAGCCGCCATAATTGCGGCAATAACCGCTGCAATTACGCCAGCAACATAGCCAATCTTCTCCGAAATCTTAGAGATTGTATCGCCGTGCTCGTCGATGAAGCCAAAAATGTCTTGAATTTTGTCATAAACAGGGCCAAGTGCTTCTCTTATAAACTTGTAAATCACAGTTGCAGCGTCAGAGAATCCTTGAATAAAACCGATTGCGAACGGAGCAATAATATTGTTAATGACGATTGATAGGTCGTTCATAGTATCTTCAAGCAACGTCAATGCGTCATTGAACAGCAGTGCACCAATGCGGCCTTCTCCGAAGAAGTTTTCAAAGAACGATGTATCGACTGTCCTTGCAAAATTTCCGATAGATTGCCATAGATTACCTGCGGCAGACTTCAAACCTTCGGAGTGTTCATCCCATATTGCACGCATCCTATCTAGTGCCGCACGGAACGGCTCTGTCAGGCTCTTCATGCTATCTTCTACTTCCGAACGCTCCCACATCGCAGACGGGTCAACGCCAAGAGTGCCGCCAGCGCCGCCGCCTTGCGAACTTTGCACAACTTCGAGTTCGTCAAACCCAGCAAGGAACGCTTTTTGAGCTTTGCTGCCAGATTTCAGAGAGTTCGCGTAGTTGACATTGTTCTTAATTGCCTTGTTATAGAACGAACGGCCAGTTAGCGCGGAAAGGAAGTGTGAAAGAACATTAAATGCGTTCGCGATAGCAGATGCAAGCATATTAAATGCGGGAGTTAATGCGGAGATGATGGGTTCTCCCGCCGCCATAATTGCATTACGCGCAAACAGCAAGTTTGATGCAATGGACGAAATGTTGTCGTTGAAGCTGGCAATAGCACCAGTCGCGCCTGTGTCAAATTGCTGCGACCAAATGGCCATTGCGTTTGCTGATTCTTTCGCAGCGTTTGTGATTGACTTAATCGCGCCACGAACTATACGATAGAACGCGATGTTTTTGACGGAACGAGTCAGCTGTGCAAGGAATGTATTGTTCTCTTTTGTTGCCTTTTTTACTGGCTCGTCCATATCTTCAACTGAATCATTTGCTTCTTCTTGTGAATCGTAAAAATCATCTAGTTTCTGTTTTGCAACTTCAAGTTGAACGCCGTAAGAAGCGAGCTTTTGCTGTGCCTGTGATAACGCTAACTGCTTTTTAGCTAAAGCAATAGTGCTCCTATCCATAGCGGCATCATCGTCATCATCAATTTCATCTTGCAGATATTCCAAGCGTTCTATTTCTGCTGCGAGGATGTTGATTTTTGCAGCTTGATTTTTAAATGCAGCGCTTGCGCTTGCAACCGCGCTTTGAAGTCTTGCTTCCTGAGAATCAAATTCATCAAGTCCGAGACCGTCTAACGCTGCGTGAGCGGCTTCTGCTTGCTCCGCGATTGACGACGCAATGTTTCCTTGGGAAGTTGCATTTAGCGTGTCTTGTAGTGTTCTGCTTGTATCTCTAAGAGAATCCATAAGTTCTGATAGAGCATTTATAGCACCTCTAGCATCGGAGTTGATTTCAAAACCGAGTTCATCAGCCATTTGTCTCACCACTCTCCCGCTTGTGTTTTTCTTTAATCATCTTGTTCCACTCCAAAGACCAAGCATAGAATTTGGCGGCATCTGCGTTCATTCTAGCTGTTTTTTCTTGCTCTGGCTTGGAAGTCAAATTCAATTCTGTGGGCTTGTCTGGATATGCCGTCTTGCCAAAAGAAGCACCGAGAGCGCGAAGAACATACGCTCCGTTAAGCCATGCGGAGACATTGTTCGTTTCAAGCGTCATGTCGGTTTTTATCTTGAAAGCGTCATAAAAAGGTTGCAACAAAAAGGGGTTGAGCGACCAGAATGTGTCATACCCAACCCCCATTGCCAATGCTTGCGGTAGCCACCCTTTATAGATGGCATCGCGCATATTTTTGTATTTTACGCTTTCTTTTCGGGAACTTTCTGCACAGTTGCTTTCCCCGTGTCTGCTTTCTTGGCGAGAGCGCGAAAAAAACCGCTTTTCTCCATTGATTCAGTCATAACGCTGACAAGTTCCTTGAGGTCGTTCCCTTCCTCAACATACTTTTCAATGTCAGCACCAGCTTCCTCAACAGTCTCATCAAGAGCCAGCGCAACGAAAGCGCGAAGCGTAGACAGAGTTTTGCCACTTGAACCAAGGTCGATGCCCATGTCCTCAAGTGCGCAAACATGATTGAATGTGACTTCCATTACGGAAAAGTCTTTGCCGTTAATTTTCATAATTGCTCTCCTTTAACTATGAGTTAGGCTTTATAGTTTGGCGCTCCCACCTCGCCCAATAAAGGGCGCAAGGCACGGAGCAGGGGAATTTCCCCGTACTCCGCAGGAGAGCGCCTTGCTGTTGGTTAAGCAGACGGCTTTTTGGTCTTGACCTCGGAATCGCAAGTGACGATAATCTTAGCTTCCACAACTGCGCCAGTGCCAGCACCAGAGACATAAGTAGAAACCTGACCGGAGAAGTAGAAAGAACCCTCACCGCCAGCACCGTCATTGCCGAAATCCAGCTCAAAGAAATGCTGTGCGTTGTCATCGAGAGCCTTTACCTTTGCGAAGTCTGCCTTAGTGTAGTTGTAAGTAAACTCAAAACTGCCAGTATCTTGCAGACCTTGAATGTACCGCTTCATCTTGTCACGCAGAGTAGTGACTTCGATGGTGTCAGGGGCAGAGCCAAGGTCAGGAAAGTCCTTGACGGCAACCAGTTCTGTGTAAGCGCCAGCAGCCGTATCAGAGGTTTTGAGAACTACGTTATAGCTTGAAATAGCCATTTAATTTTACCCCCTGTAGGTTGTATCTGTTTCAGTGTTAATGATGGCAGTAAAACGCATAACTACACGTTGATATTTCTGCGTCTTATCGCCCATATTTGGGTCATTGGAATCCATTTGAAACCCTAGTTCCTGCATTGCGTTAGCCGCGAGATTTGCGATAGAAGCGGCATTTTCTCGGTCATTCTCGCCTTGCGTGTATACATTCACATCAAACGCATAACGCACATGATGCCAACCAGCAGAATCATAAGTAGAACTTAGCGCACTGCTGTCTGTCTGCGTGACAATAACGGCTGGATAATGCGGGTCGCCAGTATTTGCACCAGCATAAACCCGAATACCGCTAACTTCGCCTTTCAGCTTCGAGAGAAGATACTTACGAATATCAATTTCATAATTCTTAATATCCACCTTATTTCTCCTTTAGCTGGATTCCATGTTGTGCAAAAGATGTGCGAACCCATGTAGGCATATTTTTCTTGACTTCTTGGACAGTCAGGTACATAGGTGCTTGGGCCTTTTGACCGCAAGTGAAAATGTGCTTTTGACCTGTTTTGGGGTCTGTGTATGGCATATCCCCGGGTGGAATCCACTGCCCGTAAGGAACGTGCAGTATCTTTCCGTTTTTCATGGTAATATATTCGTCCTTGCCGGAGTGTTTGCCGGAATTGTAATTCCAAGTACCGCCCTCTGGGTTCGGATTTCCACCGGGGAATGTACCAACGCCATTAAGACCAGTGCCATACTCAACAAACTTTGCGTTTATGTCGTGATTGTAAATTCGTGCGCGGTAACTCTTACCAGTTGACTGCCACTCAACATCCACGCCATCCGCGTCCGCAAGTCTGCCGGAGTATTCAGCTTTAGCGCGTTCTACAACATAATCATGCGCGGATTCAGTGTATTTCTGAATATCCTTTGCCATGATGTCATATTGTTTCACAAGCTCTTTTATTCCCTTTGTTCCGAGCCATACTCGCCTTACACTAGGCATTGGAATCACCTATGTTTCAAACCGATTCTGACTTGATTTATGCTATCCGCAACCCTGTCAACAATCAAGTTAGCAGAGCCGTCCTGCGGTGTCTTATTGTGCCATACAAGAGTTTTCCCCTCTACAAAGTTCAGTAGCCCAAACTCTTTGCAAGTCACAGTTATGACATAATCATAACCAAGCCACATGCCGTTTTCTGTTCCGTATGCGTAGCCCGTTGGCGCGGAGATGTTGAGCATGGCGTGAATCGGGTCGCTGTATGTTAATACATCGTTGCCCGTTTCATCTTCGCCAGACACAACAGGATTGGAGAACCAGACGCTACGTTTGTTCTTTTCAAGACTGCGCATCTGTTTTCACCGTAGGAACGCCGCAAAAGGACACAACGTTGTTTCTGATGAAGTCCTCGATGCTTTCATAAGTACGATGAACTCCGTTCTCGATGTGCTCTTTCTCGCCTTCCGCACCTCTCAAGTTGTACATACGCTCCGCAACTTCTAGTTGCAGAAAACCGTATCGGGGCGGCAATCCAACGCCGGATGTATCCTTGTATGGATACACCGCCCCTACGATTCTATCACTAGCTTGAGTGAGCAACAGAATTAGGAGTTCATCTTCGTCTGTGCCATCAATGCCGAGCATGATTTTCAACTGCTGAAGTTTTTCTTCCATAACTCTGTTCTCACTCCTTAATACCGACTTAGATTAGCCGTTAGAGACAATCTTAGCCAGCTTGATGTTCTTTGCATCCCAGACCTTAGTCCAGTTAGCAGCAGTGCCAAGCTCGGTACGAGTGGGAGAGTTCTTGGCAATCTGGGTCGTGTCAATAGACATGCCCAGCGGATGCAGAGCCATACCCCACTTGCTGTACAGCTTGTTCACGCCGCCCTTGCTCTCGGGGTCGTAATCGACATAGTTCGGACGGTCAATGCGGACATTCCGAGCAGTAGCGATAGCGCCCTCACCAAGCAGGTAGGTGTTGTAGGTGGTCAGGCCGTCCTTAGTGCCAGTTGTCAGACTGTCATCGACCATAACCAGATACTTGTTCAGCAGCAGACCAAACTGAACGCCACGGCTATAAGCACCGGGAGTGGTAGCAATGTTGTTGACCAGTTGCAGTTTCAGCAGGTTGGTGTACACGCGAGAGTGCATGGCAACCATGGTCAGGTCATCGAAGTTGTCACCCAGAGCTTCCTGCGCAGCATCAAGGAAAGTATCGCCAGACAGGCGGTTCTCGGCAGTGGCAGTGGCAGTGGTCTGGCTACCCTTGCTTGCGGAAATGTCCTTGACGTGAGTGTTCATGCCGGAAACGCCCAGAACACCGTCAACAACGGCCAGCAGCTCTTTCTGGTTGTTCTTCTGCTGGTAGTAAGCAACCTTGCGAGCAACATCGCCCAGAGGGTCAGCGCCAGTCAGCTCACGAGTGAAGTCTTGGTCTTTCCAAGCGGCCATGCGGCGGAAAGCCATGCCGGTCTGCTTGTTAGAAGAAACCTCAACAGGAGTGTTGTTGGTCTCGCCGTCATAGTTCTTAGCATCGCCAGACAGGGGCGCGTAGTTGGGAACAGTGAAAACATTGTTCTTATCGGTCAGAACTGCGGAAATGTCAGGAGACACGCGCAGAACGCCAGAATTGATAATTGAAGTGTGTACGGGGTCTACCTCTTGGATGTAATCAGTGAAAACATCAGGGTCGAAGTAGAAACCACCAAAAGTACCAGTAACAGCCATTGTCTGATTCCTCTCTTTAACTTAGATTTAGAAGTGTTTCGCCAATTTCGCGGATTCGGCTTTGTACAGTTCCGGGTTTCTCTGTTTAAGCTCCATCCGTTCCTGCATGGTCATCTTGGAGAACTCTTTCTGACCATCGCCAGAACCGCCACCAGAGGGTTGTTTCATGCCTTGCATGAGTTCCTGCCGAATTTGAGTTGTGATGCTCTCCTTCTCGGCGTTGTAGGTGTCGATGATGGTTTGAGCGCCAGCCATCGCATCTTCATCTTCCATGTCGGAGAACTTGTCAATCAGCTTGGAATACCCATCTGCTTTAATGCCGTTCTTCGCAAGTTCAGATTCAATCTTACTCTTGCGCCGGTCTTTCATGAGCGCTGCGTTTTGTGCCTTGATAGCAGCAATGTCAGCGGCTTGCTTCTCTGCATCGGTCATTTTGTTCTGTTTCAGTTGGTCTAGTTCAGATACAGCGTTCTGATACTTGCCAGCGTCAACATACTTGCCAGTGCCGAGGTCTGCCAGCTTAATGCCCTTTTGTTGAAGCGCGGTTTCAAGTTGCTCTTTGGTCATGCTCTCTGCGTCGCCAAAGATTGCGGTAAAGTCAAATGCCATAAGAGTTTTCCTTTCCACTGTTTAAACGTGTTGTGAATCCACAGTCTCTTGCAGTTAAGCGCCAGCAAGATAGGCGAAATATTTTAAATCAGAGTTATTGCTCTGATTTAGCCTTGTTGATTGCATCGTTCTGTGCGTTGTTATCGCCAGAAGTTGTCGTATCATTAGCTTTAGCATTGCGCTGTGCGTTCTTTGCGCTGTCAGCGTCCTGCTTCTTATTTGTCATATCATCAGTTCCGGCGCGTTCCTCTTGCTGCGTATTATCTACTTTCCACTTGGGAATAATAAATTCCTCGCTCATTGCATAAAGGTTCTCAGGGTCGCTGGTGATGTCGCTAAGAGAAATTGCGCCAAGCGGATGCACGCCAGCTTGAAGCAGATTCAAAAGCACTTGGCTCTTGTTCAGCAGATTGTCAGTTCTGTTCCGAGTGAACTTGATGTCAATATCTGCTGTTTCAAGACCTGTAACTTTGAATTGCGGATAGCTTTGCAGAATCTTCAAGGTCACAAGAATGGTTTCCCGCTCGCTCTTGAAGAACATCTTCTCAAAGCTCAATGCGCGGCTCTCTGCATTTGTCCAACCTTGACCGATAATAAGTGCTTGACCAGTGTTACCGCCAGCGGAAGCGCGTCTATCAGGCACACCAGCAATGGCAAGAACCTTGTTGTACATATCCTCGACAAGCGTCTGTGTCTGGTCTTGATTCAGTTCGCTTGTGATGATGTCAACATCCGCAGTGTACTGACCATTTGACTGAACCTTGATAGCGCCGAGTTCTTTCATCGCCTTAAAGGTATCTTCGTCAATGTCGCAGTTAATGAACTTGATAAAACTCTGCACAAACTGCTCAACACCATCAACGCGGTTTGAAACTGTTTCGTTCAGCGCGTCAAGAAGTTCGATAACAGGCTCAAAAGAACCCAATCGTGAAGTGTTAGCGTCATACTCAACAATCGGGTTAATCCCCATAGGATTGGGCGCAACTTCAAATTGGGTTGTCCCACTGACAACAATGTCCATCCAAGATGTTGACTGGTCACTGTCATCAGCAACGGGCATTGAATACGGAAGCGATGTTGTGTACACATTATCATCCGTATAGGCAACGATTTCAACCGTGTCAATCTGACCAGAACCGTGCTTCCTGTGATAACTGCAACTTAGCAGTTTTGAGTGCTCCATGTTTGTGCTGTACACACAGAAAGTGTTTCGCGGGTCTAGCACAGATGTGTGGAACGGCGGTGCAGACTTTTCCTTTCTACGCATCGCAGAAGCGGAAAGCGGGAAAGTAGCCTTGTAGCCAACGCCACACTCAAAAATCCAGTCAGCAAGCTCTCTGTCTGTATTCGGCTTGTCATCGTTAAGGCAAAGCGTGTTCAGCTTGTTCACCTTGTCCTCATTGCCGCGTTTGCGCAACTTAGAGGATTGTTCTGACGGTTCTTTTTTGTCGGTAGTATAATCTGCCGTCTGAACCTTGTCATCGTTTTTAGCCCTTGCTACATAGGTTACAGGAGAGCCAAAACAATAGCCGGTCTTAAACTCAACAATCTCATACGCATGGTTCTCAACAATTTTATTGTTGATTTCCGGGCGCACTTCCTTTGTGCGGTCAAGTACAGGCTGAATACCCTTTGTATAATTATGCAAATAGTCAATGTCTTGAGCATTGTTAAGGTGAACAGGAATCGCATCAGCCAGAATCCGGGCAACTGCAACAGCGTCAATCTCATCCGGTTCATAAGAAGAATAGATTCTATTTCGGCCTTTATTAAGCATTAGTTCACCCCCATTTGCTTGCTTACATAATAATTTATTTTCGGCCTACGCGCAACAATCTTGCCATAGTTTGCTCTCGCACTTGAAAAAGTTGCCGTCATAAGTTATAATTAAGCCATAAACATCATGGAAAGGGGTTGACAAAGTGGAAATTAAGCCACTCACGGCCAAGGAATTGACTTTCAAGGGCTACGGTTCGAGCACAACAATTAGCAAGTATGTTGCAATGGGTATGCCAAGGCATGGAGTTAGAGGTAACTACTGGTTTATTGAGGAAGAAGTAAAACAATGGATTCTTTACCGTGGTGAAAAGCTATTTATAGCTTGTCCGCATTGCGGAAAACTGATTCAAGTTCCTAAAGAGGTGGTTGCAAATGCAAAGACAACAACAGATTAACGACCATAAGCGAATTGCTTCGTTCTCCAAGCTGCTGAAAGAGAACCCGAAAGACATTCGCCTTGCGGAAGCATTGCTTTCGTCCTGTGCAAACGCAACCGCAAAAGATGACGGCAGTTATGAAACAAAAACAGTAGAAGCGGAGTATGCCTTTAAGAAAGGCATGGAAGTTTACAACGCCTGTCTGTTCAATGTGGCAAATGCGCGAGACATTGACAACAAACGCAAGTGGCTTGTCCTAACTAAGAGTTCGCTGCTGTTTTTGGCTCATAAATATTTTGACAGTTTTATGCTATACTTGGAGTTTGACCGCAGGCCGGATAAGCGTTTCTACGCGCCAAGAAAGAGCCAGTTAAAACCTATCGTTGAAGGGTTCCAAGACGTAGCAGATGGGAAAATTGACTTACTCACAGTTAGTCAGCCAAAGCGTACCGGAAAGACAACTTTGGGCTTGATGTTCGTCATCTGGCGTGCCGGTCTCTATCCTGATAAGTCTTGCTTGCTGGCAGGTCGAGGTGATGCTCTGGTTAAGTCATTTTACGATGAATGTCTCAACATTATGCAGGACAAAGCAACTTATAATTATTGGGATGTTTTTCCGGGCTGTACTGTTTCAAACACGAACGCTGACCAGCACACAATAGATTTGTGCTCAAAGAAACGCTTTAGCACGATTGTTTGCAAGTCGCTTAGCGGACAAGTTACTGGTGTAGTCGAGGCTTCAAATATTCTTTATATAGACGATGCCGTAGAATCGCAGGAAGAAGCGCGAAACATTGAGAGATTAAACGGCCTTTGGGCGAGAGTTTCAGATGATTTGCTCGGACGCCGGAAAGAAGGTGTCCCAATCATCGCACAGGGAACGAGATTCAGCATCAATGACCCGATAGGCAGACTGCAAGCAATCGCACCGCAGATGGGATGGAGAACGAAGGTCGTAGAAGTCCCAGCGCTTAACCCCAAAACAGATGAATCCAATTTTCACTACAAGTATGGGCTTGGATTTAGTACAGCGTATTATAGAAACGAAAGAAAAATGCTTGCTGATATACAGTGGGAAAGCGAATATCAGCAACGCCCAATCGAAGAAAAAGGCGCTGTCTTTGGAAGAAACGACTTGCAGTATTACGACAAATTGCCAGACTTGGAGTGGGACGCTATTATTTCCGTTGTTGACCCGTCAGAAGGAAAGGGAGACTACACTTGTATGCCTGTTGGGTTTATAAGTGGAACGGAAGTATATGTTGAGGATGTTGTATTCTCGCAAGCATTGCCGGAAGTAAACGCGCCTAAGTGCGGCTCTATGTGCGTTAAGTATGGAGTTAAGATTTGTCAAGTGGAATCCAATGCCAACGGTCTTCTATTTGCGGAAAAGGTAGAAGCACAGATAAGCAAAATGAATGGAAGAACCAGCGTCAGAACAAAACGTACAACCGCGAACAAGCAAACAAAAATTATTGTCGCGTCTGACAACATCAGAAACCATTTCTGGTTTAAAAACCCGAACTACATGGACGCTGGCTGCGAATATGCCCAATTCCTGCGCAACATTTGGGCTTACAGTCAACTTTCCAGAAATCAGCATGACGACGCGCCTGACGCCGTGTCAATGCTTGAAAATATGGTTTCAACGCTAAACGCTGCAAAAGTGCAAGCATTTAAAAGACCTTTTTAAAAAAGCACTTGCAATTTTCAAGCAAATGTGGTATAATACAAGCATCGGGAGTAGCTACCCGATGCAAAGAAAACAGTTGCTTGTTTGATTCTCAACCGTCAAACGGCAAACAGAATTGAATAAGCAACAGCAATAGCTGGGTCGCACTTAGGTTGAGAGGTGCTACCCGGCTATTTGTTTTATTACTGATGAAAAAGGAGATAAATAGATAAAGTGGAACTTGAATATTTGAAAGCAATCACATATCAAGACAGCAACGACCCGAGACTAATTCAGACGAGCGATGCAATAGACGAAGAAACCTTCAATTTTTGGTACCGCTAAAAACAGCAGACTTTGAAAGATGCTTCGCAAAACCAAAAGATGCTTACGACAAACACTCACACAATATCAGCTTTAAATGCGTGAACAATGGAAAATGCTGCAACGGATTTGTCTATCATGAAAATTGCAGCAAATTAAAAATATCTAGAATCACAAAAGACATGAGGCTTTACAACGCAAAAGTCGAAAACGCAAAAGAAAGCGAAAACGACATAAATGACATAAATATTGAGGACATCCCAGACACTCTGCTATGTTCAGACTGCCTAGACCTAAAAAGGAGCTTTGTTGAACTACACGAACAATTAACAAAAGAACGGAAAGAAGAAGATGAAAAATGGATAGAAGAACATGCCACAGAATGGATAGAGCAGGAAAAAACGTTGACATTAAACCCAAACAGACAATTTAATTCCAAACTATCCGCAAGAGAAAAATTTGACTTTATTCAGCCACCAAAAGATACGAGAGGCGAACACGAAAGGCTTCTTGAAGAAGCTGTGAGAAGCATGAAATACCGAGACTTCTTGCAGACACCATACTGGAACGCTTGCGCTTGTAGGCGTAGACAAATGGCTGGTTATGCCTGTGAATTGTGCGGAGCAACAAGAGTGCCGCTGCAAGTTCATCACAAAACATACGAACATCACGGCATGGAACACATAGAACGTATTTTAAGAAAAGATACAGTCGTTCTGTGTGAAACATGCCACGCAAAATTCCACAATAAACTGCCTGATTGATTAAGGAGATAAAACAATGAGCGTTATGCGAGTTAAAAAAGATAAGAACTATTCCGTCATCTCGAACTGCCTTTTGCGAGATAAAGACATTTCGCTTAAAGCGAAGGGACTTCTTTGCGTAATGCTTAGCCTACCTGATAAATGGGAGTTTTCAATCGCTGGGCTTGCAGCAATTTCCCATGAGGGCGAAACTTCAATTCGCTCTACGCTAAAAGAACTTGAACAAAACAGATACTTGGAACGCGGAAAAGTGAAGGACGAAAAAAACAAAGTAATTGGTTGGGATTATATCGTCTATGAAAAGAAATTTGATGAAAAAGACCGCGTATACAAAGACGAAGCTAATAGAGTGTATGCTGACAAAAAGAAGAAGGAGCCACATGATGGAAGTCCAGTTGTTGGAAATAATCATGTGGAAAGTCAAAGGCAATTAAGTACAGACAAAAAAAGTACACAACAAGAAAGTACTTATCTTTCTCAACAAACCGATTCAAGCGCAAACGATGCACCAATTCCTGCGGAATCGGTGAGAAATGAAAAAACAAAATCTCTTTGGGATATTAGCAGAGAAATAACAGGGAATGACCCATTTACTTTTCCCTGTCAGCCTACGAGCGATAGCGAGGAAAACAGCGCCGCAGGCATTGTAAAGGAAAAGCCGCTTGTTAAAAATTTAACAGATATGGATGATGATATGGATGATAAGGGCATCAAATTGTTGAGAGCAGCGCTTCTTGGTAAGGCATACGGCATGGCGATTATGGAAGAAGTTCCATTTTCGATGCAATGTGGCACAGACCACGGAGTTGCTACTCTCACAATGGAAGGGGCGTTTGACTATTGGCTCGACAATGCACTATACCGTGAGAGCGCGAGAGAAGCCTATTTAAGCAAGTTCCTTGAAGCGTGGAAAAATATTTGCGATAACTGCGCAGACCGTTTTTGGATGCCTTCGCGTGGCGGTGATGGCTATGTGTGGCAGAATGCAATCAAAGGATATGCAAACAACTGGAATCCGGGCACTCCAAGTGAGCGCCGGGAAGCTAAAGCAAAGGGGATTTTTGAATGAGCGCTGAAATTTTTAAGGCAATTTCCATTGCTGGTTTTATGATATTTTTGAATTGTCTTATTCTTATGCTCCTGTGCATTACTTTGGACTTGATTGGTGAAAGAAGCGGGTACGGAACGAAATTTTGTGACTTTATGAAAAAATGCGATACGCTGCTGATTGTCATTGGCACGTTTGCTATTATTACAGCTATAAATTGCGCAATCGTGTACGGCTTGCTTTCATAATCCATAAATTCTGCAACATCTGTCCATTCACATACTGCGAGAGACGCGGTATAATCATACCAGAGACAGAGAAAGGAGATTTGACATGGACGAACTGCTTAAAAATTGCAGCACTGACCTTTTCAAGGTCGGAGATAAAGTCAGAATAAGGCAAGACATTGAAAAACTGTTTGTTTTAATGACTACAGATATTGGAAGATACTCAAGGATATTCCCGAACAAAATTCTAATTGGGGACTCACGCTATAAAATTACTGGTGGCATGGTTGTGTGCGCTGGTAAAATAGCAGAAGTGACAGAAATTATTCAAGGCCCACCAGAATCGTTACTTTTAAGCGCTCTGTATAGACTTAAAATCAACGAAAGCTATTCTGAATGGAGTTGGAAACACGCGCTGCTTGAAAAGGTGGAAGAAGGCAATTCCGACGATTCTGCTGAAGTCGATGGCGCTAAGTGGGAATTACCGCTGAAAGTCGGTCAAAAAGTTTTAATCAGAAAAAATTTAAAACAAGGAGATTTTGGAAACTTTTACATTTGCGGAACGAGGTTTAGAAGCGCTGGCGTTGTATGTGAAATGGATAAATTTCGCGGCTGCATCGCTACTATTACAGACGTTTTACCAAATGATGAAATTGTAGGTGGTTACACTTACTATCTGGCTGTTGATGGAATGTATTGCTGTTGGCAATGGGATATTTCAATGTTTGATGGATTTAACGCTTGGAGAGACAAACAGGAAGTAGATGCTAAACGTAGGACAGAATCTTCCCCGTCTTTTCCTCTCAAGGTCGGAGATACTGTAACCGTTAGGCGCGATATTGCGGAAAGGCGCGATAAGAGCGGGTATATATGGTATACTGTGAATGGCCGAAAAATAAAATCGCCTTTAGTAACAAGCAATATGGTTAGTATGGCGGGTGAAGTTGGTAAAATTACAAGTATTTATTCCGAAGGCGAAGATACCGTTTACACATTGGCGTTTTCCAATTCAACGTATGGTGGATTTCTTTGGAGCATAAGTTGCTTCGAAGAATTTCACGACTACAAGGCTTATGTCGAGGGAAATAGCGGCAAAAAGAAAGCGCCACGGAAGAAAAAAGCGCCACGGAAGAAATCGGAAGAACACGGAGAAGATTGCTACGGAGACAGTCGAGAAATAATTGACGATTCGGAAGGGCTTAAAACCGACTTCTTTTTTGCGTATGACTACAAGGGCAGAAAGCGCGTATTCCCATGCGTTGAAGGATTTATCACCAAGATTGATGTTACAATCATTTCTGGCGATGAAACAGGTCTGATTTACTTCGTGAAAGACGGCAAAGCAAATAGAATTGCGTTTGATGCGAGCGTTGGAACTCGGTTCATATCCTACAATGATGGTACTTACACTGTCGAGGGTAAAGACAACATCAAAAAGTGGCTAAGTTGGAGTTACGACAAAGATAAGGCCAAGAATGTGAACTACGCAATTCAGCACATGACGGATTTCTTGGACGGTGACAAGTGATGCCTTATGCCAACACGGAAAAGCGACTGGCGTACCACAGGAAGTACAACAAAGAAACACGGGAATGGGCTAAGAAAAACGGGATTTGCGTTGTTTGTTGCAAACAAAAAGCCGATGAAGGCTATGCTACCTGTCTACAATGCCGTATGGCCGACAGAGAGCGGCCTAAAAAGCCGAGAAATATCACAGCTGATAAAGTTGCCGAACAGAAAAACAAACGCGCACAACGCCGCTTAGACCTCATAGAGCAAGGCGTATGTACGCAGTGCGGAAAGCGGAAAACGGGCGAGTATCAGATATGCGACGTTTGCAGAGCAAAAATCAACGCAAGGCGCAAGAAAAAGTATAACGAATCAAAAGAAATTCCAATCGTTCTTTACGGAGAACAAGGAATGTGTGCAAGATGCGGGAAGCCTACTTACGCTAACTCAAAGTTGTGCAAGTTCCACTACGATGTTGCTGTACGGAACCTAGGCAAAGCAGAGAACCGCGGTTCTGAAACATACAGAAAAACGAATCAACTATTTTTTAAACGAAAAGGAGCAGACAAATGAAAGTTTTTCTTTTTTCTTGATGTTGGCGCATATATGCCGACATACGCTCACGATGCAGACGCGGGAATGGATTTGCGCACACCGGTTACGTTTATCGTCCCGGCGCATGGCGATTACACGGTTGACACTGGTGTCCATGTTCAGATTCCTGTAGGGAATGTTGGCTTTATCAAGTCAAAGAGTGGTTTGAACGTCAATGCCGGTCTGACCGCAACTGGCGTTGTGGATGCGCTCTATAACGGCAGCATTCGCGTTAAGCTGTACAATCACAGCGACGAGGATTATGTGTTCAGTCGTGGCGATAAAATCACGCAGATGGTTATTCTGCCGATTGCTAAGTTTGACTTAGAGTTAATCGACACGCAGGAGTGCTTTGAAAAGTCAGAGCGCGGCTCGGCTGGCTTTGGTTCTACGGGGAGATAATAATGCACGAGCTATACTATGCAAAGTACACTATCACATTCGATAAAGACTGCGACGAGTTCGCCAGCACCTATTTGTTCAAAGCAGAAGAACCACATAACGAAGTCCATACATACAGAACATTTCAGGATTTCTTCAAAGCCGTAAAGGCTCACAAATATCCGTGGGGCATCCCTGAAAGTAATTATACATACCGAGAACCAACAGGGCGCTTTTTAAGCCAAGCGTAGTTATCTATGGCTTGCGTCTTGACTATGAAATCACGGAGAGAAACTTCAAGACTCCGGTCACTATTGAAGTCAACTACGAGAAATGCTCTCCCAAGGTCTATGACTACGATTTCTTTAAAAAGAACCTTTCCATGGATGATTTTATGTGCTTTATGCAGGAGCATTACGGAGCAAAAGCGCTTGCGATTGCGATGAGTGATACAGTGGAATCATAATACACGAACTTATGTTTTGAAAAGTTACGAAAGTATTTTGAAAAGTTACGAAAGAAATGGAGAATTGAAGATGAAAGAACTTACGATTACCGCTAAAGACTTTGCGGAGCTTTTTGCCGATGCTGACAAAATGGTCGCTTTGCGCGAGATTGATGAACATGGGAGAGAGACCGGGCGAAAGGTTGTTTGCAAGGTCGTTTCCGCGTCAATGTGTATTGGCGGCAAAGAAGTCAAAAAGGCAGACGATGGCCCGATGATTCGTCCCGGCTATTATAACCCGGATTCCGCTTACGAGCCGCGCAAGGTCATCAAGGCATGGGGTCTTGACTGGAATCTCGGCACCGCTCTGAAATACATTGAGCGCCGCGGGAACAAGCAGGGCGAAACAACGCTGAAAGACCTCAAGAAAGCACTCACTTACATTCACTTCGCAGTTGAGGACGAAGAAGAACGCCTTGCGTCAGAAAAGGGGGATAAATAATGCAAGTTGAACTTATCGCGTATTCTGTTCCGGTTGAGGTTGAGGGTGGATGCAATCCCATGGACATTGTTGAGCGGTGCGCAAGTGTCTGTTATGACAGTGAACCGGATTTCGACAAGTTCCGCATTTCTAAGGGCTGTGCAAAGACTGGGCACATGAGCGTGTTTGAACACGCATACTTCACATTCCGTGTGGCGGAAATTAGCCGTGCTTGCCTTGCACAACTTACAAGGCATCGGCATTTTAGCTTTTCTGTTCGTAGCCAACGCTATTGCGATGAAAGCACAATCGGGTGCATTATTCCGCCAACGGTTACAGAAGAACAGTATGACATCCTCATGCAATCTTACAGTGATTCAATCGACAAGTACGCATTTTTGACTTCGTCTGGCATGGCCAAGGAAGATGCGCGGATGGTGCTTCCAAACGCCGCAGAAACCGAATTGTATATGTCCATGAACGCAAGAGCGCTGATTGAAGCAAGCCATTTGCGGCTGTGCAACAGAGCACAAGAGGAAATCAGAACGATGTTCGGCGTGATGAAAGGAGAGGTCAAACTGGTTTCTCCCGAAATTGCAGAGATGATGGTTCCTAAGTGCGAGGTAAATCCGAGTTATCCGTTCTGCACGGAGCGGAAAAGCTGCGGAAAGCACCCGCCGCTAAGCGAGGTTTACGGCAAGTGCAATGGGAATTGCGGGGTGAAAAGCAAATGACACCGATGACACAGAATGAGAAGATGGCAGAATCGCACTGCGAGTTCACAATGTCCAAGTACGGTTGCGACGAGTGCGCCAAGCATTGTGCTCTGGCGGACATTTGCAAGGCTTGTGACGGCGATTTCAGCCGTAGCATGGGTGAAGATACAATCGCAGCAGACAAGGCCGTGCAAGCGCTGGAAAGGCAGGAAGCAGACAGCATTGCAAACTCCGTAATGGTGGAGTATTACAAGAAACAGCTTGAATCCGCAAATGAGGAAATCGCAACGCTGAAAGCGATGAACAAGATGCTCACGGAAAGCATCAAGAATCTGACGGCAAGGGGGTAAGCTCATGATTTTCAGAATCCTGTGGTTTGTGTTCATGTACTTGGTTGCCGGTACTGTGATTACTGGGGTTTGCATTGCGATTCTCGGCGATGATGCAGACAGATACGAAAACAAGGTTATTACGCTTGCAATTCTGATTTGGCCTGTTATACTTGTGATGCTTATCTTTGGTATTCTGACAGAAATTGCAATCAGAATCGGCAAAAAATAATCAGTTTTGCAACAAAAGTCCATTGCAATGCAACATGGAGTGTGCTATAATAAAGACGCTCCAACAGATAATCCATTTGAACGATTGCTTCATCTGGGGACGAACTGCTGTGTGAGTTCCAAGTCTTAAAGCACAGATTTCCTGCTGTTGGGAATACGCCAATGCCAAGAGCAAGGCACAACAGATTTTGCCTGTGATGGTTCAACGATTACTTGAATACCAGCGGGCATTATATTGCGGGTTAGCCAAGCGGTAAGGCATCGCACTTTGACTGCGACATTCGTTGGTTTGAATCCAGCACCCGCAACCACCGTATAGTATGGGCTGTGTCCATAGTATACCTCCTTTTGGCGTGATTGGGTTTGCGATTTTTCCCCGATTACCGACCCGAGATGCTTATTCAGCCGATGGGTTTCAAACAGCAGTCGGCTATTATGGTTTCTTAGTTTAAGCAAAGCGGTTGTCCATGGCAACAGATGATGGTGCAAATCAATCAGAAACCGCCACGAGCCTCGGAAAGGGGCTTAGCATGTCTTTTCTCCTAAAAAGTCACAGCTTAAAGTTAAGACCGCAGACTTATAGCAGTTGGGCAACTTGGGCATTGCTTAATTGTGAGTTATAAGCGGTCATTCTTATGCAGAATAAACCCGCAAGGTGCGGGAGCGGTCTTGAAAGCCAGCTGTCGTAAAAGGCGATGGGGTTCGTGTCCTCTGTTCTGCGCCAGCTGGCCGGGTAGCGCCCGGTCTGTGTGAGAGCGTGCGGTATGCCTCACAAATGATGACAATGGTCGTGCAAACGGCAAGCCGCACATGCTGGATTAACTCAACTGGTAGAGTATCTGTTTTGTAATCGGACGGCTCGGGGTTTGAGTCCCCGATTCAGCACCACAATACAGGGTGGCTCTCTGCCGTGGAAGTCGGCAATACCAACGGTTCCGCTAAGCTACATTGTGATTGTGGCGAAGATTAAAGCGCGTGCAGATAATGGGACGCCGCCGTTGAGTTATCCCGCACAGCTAACTTTATGCCGGTGGAGCAGATAGCGTAGATGTCGGCATAATGGACAAGAGCGGCTCGTTCCGAAGCAACGGCGAGTAGTCAGGAGCAAGACCTGCGTGTGGGCTTAATTTGAATTTAGAGGTGCAGATAGTGAACACGAAAACGGTCAATGTTCTCGGCACTGATTACAGCGTGATTCTAGCCAATGAGCAGGAAGAACCAAAGCTATGCAACATGGATGGATTTTGCGATGATTCTGCAAAAGAAATCTATGTGGACGACATGAGCAAGGCTTCTAAATCGCCGGACAGCAAGAAAGACCTTAAAGCGTACAGAAACAAAGTTATGCGGCACGAACTCACCCACGCAATGCTTTCTGAAAGCGGTTTACAATCAGAGTCCGCTTGGGCTATGAATGAAGAAATTGTTGACTTGATTGCTATTCAAGGCCCGAAACTCTTAAAATTGTGGGAGAACGCGAAATGTCTTTAATCATTAACTGCATCCAAGCTGTAGCAGTAGTAATCATCATGATTCTATGCTTCATTGCTGGCTACGAAGCTGGCAAAAACGATGCCACTATGCACAACAAATGCCGTGAATACCCCATCGTTATGGAGCATAAGCACGGCGAATAAACTTAGACATTCACTTGGTTTTCCATCATATCCTTTCTATGGGAAAATACCTCTGGCTTCGGCTGGGGGTATTTTTCTTGCAATCAGAGCGGAAATGTGGTATAATGGAGATGCTAACGATCCTAGTTGGAGATTTTTCCAACCCAAGGCTCTTGCGGATAAAACCGCAGGGGTCTTTTTTATTTTTAGCGCGATTTTAAAAACGGCAATAGGGGAGTACCATAAATCGGACTGCAACCAAAGCGGGGGAGTACAGCTAAATCTGAGTTGGGAAGGGGAATATATATAATATATAACTATAAGCAGGGGAGATATATATTACTAGATATAAGATAGATAGTCTTTTTATTTTTTATGTAGTAAGAGATATAGCCATTTTATATATATGGCTTTTTATCTAAAACTTCCAGAGAGATATAACACACAGGGCTGGCTGGCTCGGCAGACCCCCGCCCCCGGGTTGCTCCGCTCCGCCTGCTGCCGCCTGCTGCGCTGCGCTATGCCCTTATAACTCCGAATTATGCCCGTTTTGCCATGCTTTACCCATGTTTTGCCCCCTTGCAATACTGTAAAAGCCCCATAATACCCCTAACACGGGCAGAAGCACGCCTAGAATGCGTTATTTCGCGTTAGGAATATAAGTTTATACCTACACAATAGAACGCCTTAAAACGCCCTCTATGCCGTTCTCACGCGGTATACCTCAAAAAGCCCTCAAATAGCCAAATACTTTTGCACCCTATCCCCTACCCTACCGCACAAAAGCACAAAAAAGAGGACGCCCACGCGGGACGCCCTTATAAGTCTTAGTTATTTAGCCCTGTATCCATGCCCATAGCCTAGCCACGCACGGAAAAGACGCATTGCAAGTAACGTTAAAATCATGCTAACACCTCGCCGGTGCAAGCGTCCATCCACTCGCCGCGCCCAATGTAAACGGCTGCCACATGTTTGGAATCGCTTGTAAACCACTTTTTCAGCCTTGCAATCGTGGAATCGGTCAAACCTATTTCACGCATTGCAGCGGTTACTTGCCGGGATGTTGTGCGGCTGTAATTTATAGCCGCATCAGCGTTGCGCACGCTGATTTCTTCCACGCCGAACGCGGTTATTTGCGCCGTGAAAATACGGCTAGAATAGCTAATCATTGTAAAATAGTTGTCCTTCTCGCGCTCGCGCTGCCATCCGGCTTGTGCATACGGCATATAGCGCAACCTTGCGTTAACTTCTACTTGCTTGTAAGTCTCATAATATCCGCCGTGAATTTCGTGTGCCGTGTAAGTTGCCATAGTGTTTTACTCCCTTTGTTTATATGTTTTTATCGTTATACCGTAGTTTAACGGTATAAAACTCTGTCAAGCAATGTCATATTGCTTTTGCGCAGCGCACTGTAATTAGTTGTGCGCTGCACCTGTTGCCCGTTGGCATACAGCCCTAAATCGGAGTTAGTAACTCCGCGTGCGGTGTAAATCACCTTGCCGCTGCGCTTAATGTTGTGCTGCATCGTGCCGAAGTGCTGCGCTGTGTGTTTCTGTAGAATGTTCATTTCTTATAACCTCCTAACGTCTATTATATTAACTCATACTTAATACATTTGACATAGATATATGTTTCATAAATATGGATTATTGTTATAATCCCATTTATAGTATTATTAATTATTATATTTATATATAATC